CGAGAGGTTAAATAAAACAGACCAACAAAAAGCTATTGATGATATTAAAAATAGGTACGATGGTTGTGAAAAGAAATTTATACCTTTACCAACTACCTACATTAATGGTGCTAGATGGGAAGATGAAATAAAACAAAAGGAATCTATAAAATGGACATAGTTAATCCTTCTGACTATAAGGATTTTAAGCCACGATATAATCCTGGTAGAAATATTCGCAACACCAAAACTGTCAGCATCAAATCTAACGAAAGAAGATTACAAATCGATGATGGGGAACTCTTTTATTTACCATTTGAAAAAACCCATACTACATTCAACTTTAGACCACAGGAGTTGACCCTTTGGGCAGGTGAAACCAAGTCAATGAAGTCAATGTTGACAGGATTCTGTCTAATGTCGTTAGCGTTGCAAAATCAGGTAGTCTCTATTGCATCATTTGAAATGCCTATCGAGGACACTTATGACAGGATGTGTTCAGCCTTTACCGGCACACAGGATTTTACTTCCAAACAGTCAACTGAATTTGCGGATTTACTCTTTAGAAAACTCTGGTTCTTAGAACACCAATCAACCATAGGCATCCGTGAAGTTGAAAAATTCATAGCATATTCTGCTGAAGTCTTGAATGCGAACCACGTTATGATCGACAGCCTGATGATGATTCATGTGGAACATGCAAAAGACAATAATTTAGTTCATAAGATTTATAAAGATTTTATCGTATCGCTAAAGAACTTAGCAAAAATGTACAACATTCAAGTTCACTTGGTTACACATTTCCGTAAGCCTGACCACAGAGCCAAGCCTACGAGATACGATATATTCGGCACATCCTCTATTCCTAACATAGCGGATAACATTTTCATGGTATCTAGAAATCGAGATAGCGATGCTGATGAACCTGATCTATACCTAAAGTTAGACAGTCAGAGAAAAGGCCAAGATGATATTACCTACGGCTTGTGGCTAGATACATCATTCCAGTTTCTACCAAGCTACACAAGTATGCCTTTATCACCAGAAGAATTTAAACGAGGAATGTTTTTGACATGAGGACAATCAATGTTAAACAACTCAAACCCTATGAGAAACAAAAACTCTGGAAAGAGATTAAACAAAAATCGCCAGACTTGGAAAGAGTTTTACTTGAATTTAAACAAGTATTCTACACCGAAGAAAATTTATCCAATGGGATTAAGCTAGAGAGAATACAATGGCTATCTCAGACCTAATTAAATTTATATTACTTTTACCGATATTAATTATTATTTTTATTTTTGCATATATACTAGCGTGGTGTACACATGAAAGCTGATGTTGAAATGAATCACGAACAATGCGATAAAGCATTAAAAGATTATTTATTGACTCTTGAGACTATAAATCAAAAAGGTTTTATTTATTTACCTAGAATTAAAAATTATAGAATTGTTGAAAGTACAGTAGAGAAAAAAAATGGTTCTTGAAAATTTAATAGTTCTTTGTATTGCGTTGCCTTCTTCATATACCAATATGATAAAAATAGACATTGCGGAAATGTATACCATTATTACAAGTCAGCAAGAACTTAAAAATATTAAAAATACAATATGTAACATTCAATTGTTAGATCATTGTCATTCAGAGTGGCTGTGTCCTCCAGTTTATGAATCCCTATTACCGATTAAAAAACCAAAAGTACAATATTTTATTGCCAACACTCAAACAGGCACTATGGCCTATATGGTGAAAAGATGAAATGTCCTAAATGTGGTTATGAATTACCTAAAGCGATGATGCGTAGTGGTCAGCAAAACAATCTTCAATGGTTGTGGGCGAAAGATGCTGCCGAACAATTAAATGAATACTCAGTTGAAGAAGAACAACGACAATGCAAGTTTTTATATGGTTTACCAATATTAAAAAGAAAAGAAAAGTTTATAGAAAAGTGGAACAAAATAATAAGTCAAGGAACATCAGAAGAAATGTTGTATGAGAATCAGGTTGAACTCATGGAGTTCATTCCTATTTCTTCTGTGATGACAAAAAAGGAATTTCAGGAATATTTAGATTCTTGTTATCAGCATTATAGAGGAAGGGGAGTTGCATTAACCGAACCTGACGAGGTGAAATATGGATAGTCCGATCAATCCGCAGTACCACGAATATGTAAATGATACCAAAGATCAAATGCTCAATGATCTTGGATTCGATAATGATTTAGATTTGATGCTTTATCTCCAAGAGCAAAGCGAACCAGTAGTAAGATTAATTGAACTACTAAATGAAAATGGTTGGTGTTTCTATCACAGCATTGATGAAGAAGTCACGACTGTTACACAATGGAAATCAATTAGAGAATCATCTCCGACAGAAAAACAAAGGGTATTAGTGCTGACTGCCGATAAAGAAATAAAAATTGGTTACATACACACACCATTTGAGGATAGAGAATGGAGTTTGGATAACGATGGTAGACCTTACGGATTATCGCATGTTACTCATTGGCAGGAGTTACCGAATGTCTGCTAGTGACAGGCAAGAGGGCGGAGATCACTATAACAAACTTGCTGTTGAAGTGTGGGATGCACTTCAATCATGGATGACACCAGAGGAATTTCAGGGTTTTCTCAAAGGATGTGCGATCAAATATTTAGCCAGAACAAAAGGGAATGATGATATATATAAAGCACATCATGTGTTAGAAAAATTGATTGAGGAAAAAGAAAAAGAACAGTCTAAAGTTCGTGGTGCATCAGGCAATCTATGAAATTAACTCAGGCCGATATACATTTTAGTAAATGTGTTAGAGAAAGGGCCAATTGGATCTGTGAATATCCTAATTGTGGAGTAATAAGTGAAGAAGGCAGGGCCACATGCGGTGATAGGGCCATGCAATGCAGTCATTTCCTTTCTAGAAAATATAAGATAACTAGATACCATCCAGATAACTGCCTGTGTTTGTGTGCTACTCACCATGAGTTAGTTGAGAATAATCCTTTCTTACACAATAAAATTTTTACTCAGGTCATGGGTGATGGAATTGCTGAAATGATTACTGAATTAAAAAATGATGCCCTATATAAACCCCCGGGAGGATGGAAAACTTTTGAAAAAGAGGCTGCAAAACATTATCGCAAACAGCTTAAACAAATGAGAGACATCAGGTTAGAGGGAAAATTAGGGAGAATTGAATTTGACGGATACCAATGAGTCTATAAATATTATTAGCCTTGGGGCCGGGGTTCAGTCAAGCACTCTTGCTTTGATGGCAGCACATGGTGAAATAGATTATAAAGTATCAGGAGCAGTATTTTCAGATACACAAGCAGAGCCAAAAAATGTGTATGTTTGGTTAGAATATTTAAAAGAAGAGATTGCTAAACTGCCATATTCATTCCCTGTTCATGTTGTAACTGCCGGTAGCCTGACTGAGAGTGTTTTAAAAGATCGTTACCATTCTGCTACTGGTAAATATTATGTTAAACCCATCATACCTGCATTTGCAAAAAATAGTGACGGAACGGTAGGTTTATTCTGGAGAGCATGTACACAGGATTTTAAAGTTGTTCCTGTTGTAAGAAAAATCAAAGAATTGCTTGGTTATAAAAAATACCAACGAGTGCCAAAGGGAGTTTATGCTAATAATTTAATGGGCATATCTTTGGACGAGGCACATAGAATGAAACCAAGTAGAGACAAACATATAAAGAATGTTTACCCATTGGTTGACAATGATATAACCAGATTACATTGCTATGAGTGGATGAAGCAAAAAGGTTACAAAGAGCCTCCCCGGTCAGCATGTAGTTATTGCCCATTTCATAGTGATGAAGAGTGGATACGTTTAAAAAAAGAATCCCCGGAAGATTTTAAATTTGCAGTTGATTTTGAAAAAAAATTACAAGACAAATCGAAAAAATGTGATTCATTACAAAGTATGCCTTATCTACACAGAAGTTGTGTACCAATAAGTGAGGTTGAATTTGATAAGAATAAAAATTTAAATTTATTTGGTAATGAATGCGATGGTCATTGTGGCTTGTGAATAGTTTCATTGAAAGTTTAATTGATGTTGGTTCTGGATTTATTTTAGCCGTATTAATTCAAATCTATATATTTCCGTTATTTGGCTTACACCCAACTATCCTAGATAGTTTAGGCATTGCTTTAATTTTTACTGTTGTATCTATAACCAGGTCGTGGCTGTGGAGGTTAGTTTTTAAAAGATATGCGTAAATATCCTTACACCAAAACCTGTGTGAAATGTCGCCAGAAAAAAGATACTATTTTTTTTAAGCAAGGGGTTGGTACTCATGCGAAATCTGATATTTGTAATGATTGCTCCCCGGCAGTTAAAAAATACAGATATGGTAGCACCCTTGTTGTCAAAGATGCTTCCAAAAGAGAAAAAATAGAGAGTAAAAATTTCATCCCTTCAAACAGCTATTATTACAAGTTAGCAGACGAATCAATCAAAGAAGAAACGGTCAAAGTAGACCATAAAGAATAGCTTGACAAAATAGTATTCCGTAACTATACATATAGTATAGTTAAATTTTCTCATAATTATGTCTTTATCTGACGAGCAAACCAGAGAAGAAGTTATCGATGAAATAGTCAACCTAGTCCAGAACGGAAAAAATTCCCTAACCCAAAAGCGATATGACCTTACTGACAAATATTTCGATGATATTCTTGAAAATGTACAGATTCTT